TCGCCGGCCTCTGCTTGCTTGGGCTCGTAGGCGTCCGCCTCTGCTAGTTACTATGCTTGTATCGCCTCTCGCCGTTCGTTGCCGGGCGGACCCGCGACCATGATCTGCCACAGCAACGCTTCCGGGGCGGGGCGGGCGGCGGGTTCATACGTCGCGGCGAAGATGTCCGGCTTGCAGGGATAGCGTTCACCTTTGACGCCGGTAATGATCCAGTCGCCAATGCTCGCTTCCATAAAGCCTTCCAGCGTCTCAATGCCTGCCCGGAAATTCCAGACTTTGCGATTCCCGGGATGACAGGTCGAAGACGTGATGCGCAGTCCTTCCGGAAGGAGCGCCTTGTCGAACAAATGCGCTTCGAGCATTTCCTGCGTGAACTGAACCGCCTCGATTACGACCGGCTTCTTGCGGTATTGCCCGCGCTTCTGCAACGCCTCGCGCGCCTCGATGTCTCGCTGGTCCTGCGGTTTCGTGGTCATGTTTTATCCCTCATGATTGCGCCGCAGTGTGGGCAGCGTTCTTTTTTGTTTGCTTTGATTGCCCGGTAGACGGCTGAGGGGCTTACCTTCGCTTTCTTTGCCGCCTCGTTTGCCGTCACACCAGGATTCTTGCTCATAAAGAATAGAGCTAGCTTGGTTCTGTTCATGTGATCTCCTTACTACGAGATCAGTGTATGACACTTGACGTCACACGTCAAGCAACAGGATTCATCATCCACGCCGCAGCCGGGTCGATGTGCGGGCGCCATTCCTTTAGCCACTTTTCGTGCCTGCGCCAAACTTCCGCCTGCGCCATTGCTTCTTCGTCCATCGTGCGAACCATAGAGCCATCCTCACGAGATTTGGTCATTGGCGCATTGGGCTTGTTTCCGACTCGGTAGACTGGCATTCGAGTGCGGCGCCCATCCTGCCAGATGTAATCCACAATATGGATTTTTTGCTCAGAGAACAGGCGCGCAATCCATTGCTTTACCGTATTCGATGAGCGATTCATGACAGTTGCCACCTCATCCCTAGTGGCCCCGTTGCGCTCCTCGAGAATGTCCAGAACCCTTTTCAGATTTAGCTGACATGCTTCGTACATGTCGCGGTTTCTAACCATTTGAGCGTGCTTTGTCGCTTCGTTTTTGGCTTTCCGTGCAAGATACCTTTCCTTGCGCTGCTCATCGGTCATTCCACCCATTTTTGCCCCCTCTCCATCGCCTCTTCCACTTCCCGCCGTAGTCTGCGGATTTCCTCCGCAGCGTCTTTCCTTAGCTGCCTAGCCTCTGCCGACTCTGAAAATTCATTGGCCGATTCCAGGCGTTCTATGATGTCTCTCATGCTGACCTCCTTTGCAGTGTTGCAACCATCAATTGCAACTCCGCCTCAAATCGCATGATTGCGTCCCTGAGTTTGCTGATGTATTCCTCGTCTCGCTCGATTCGCTGGTGATAAAGCCTGTACGGCTCGGAGGCGCGCGGATCATACGAGATGAATTCCCACCATTTACGGCCAGTCACGAACATGCATCCTTGCACCTGGGGGATATGGTTCTCTGGCATCCCTTCCAGCATCGTTTGAATGTGGACCGCCTCGTCATGAGGCGCCTTGTTCTCTACGCCTCCATCCTTGCCGATCAGTCCATCCGCAGAACAGCCGATGAACTTGTATTCGGCGTGCGTCACAAAGGCAGCAGGCTGGATGACAAGTCCCGTTTCCATTTCGAATGCGCTAAGGGAATAGGATTCCACCTCCGTCCCCCAGCGCAGAGCCTGCCCGGATATTTCATGGACCGGCGTCCCGGAAAGCCTTTCGAAGCACAGTTCGCGCATGTACTTGTCGCGGGCTGCCGTGGACGTTGGCAGTTTGGGCTGACCCTTGCGCGGGCCTGACTTGTAAACAGCGCCGGGTTCAGGGTCAGTAAAGGCCATGACATCCGCAAAGCGCGATGCCGTAATGATTCCAGCGCGTTGTTGGCGCCATTCCTCAGTCCGCTGTAGTGGCTCACTCATCGCCGTTCTCCTGCGGCATTGCCATTGCCTTGATACGGTCCTTCTCGGCTGCGCCGATGGCCGTGCGCATTTCCTTGGAAAGGGCGCCCCATTCTTCCGCGAAGGCATCCATACCCTCTTCCTTTGCTACGATCTCAAGCCGGAAGATATGCCCTTCTATTTCCTCCGTACGTTCTGCCGGTGCAGGTAGGGAGGCTGCCGCAATGCTGGACGGCGTCTCTCGTGCCGGTCCCATATCGATGATCTGCTTCCCCTCCATTTCCTCAGCGGTGTTCTGCGAGGCAATTTCCGGGAATGCGATACGAAGAGCCTGGGCGGATGCACACTTAGCAATCTGCCCGCGTGGCCGCTTCGTCCACATTGCATTAGGGGCAATGGATTTTTCCTTGCCGCCCTTCACTGCGTAGTTCTCCATCCAGTATTCGGTTGCAGAAAACTCCGCAACGATGCCGGTAGGAAGCAGACGCTTTACCGTGACCTTGCACCATTCCGGGAATGTGATGGAAGCCCCTCCAAGTGTTTCTGTTTGTAGCGGCCCGAACTCGGGTTCGCTCATGCCTGCGAACTGCCCTGAGCGTGCAGCTTGCGTCCGGTAGAGATTGACACCGGGCATGATTACATCTCGCATCTGCCCAGCCTTGCTGTCCCACATCGGCACGATATGTACGGGCTTCTGCATTGGGTCCAGGCCGGACGCTTTGCAGTACGAGATAACCATCTTGACCGATTCCAGAGCAGCCCCTGGGTACAGGGACGACTGAAGTACCTTGATAAGTTCCTGCTCGCTCAATACGAGCGTTTGCGATTGATGGTCTGCGGTTACTGCATTCATTTGATATCTCCTATGCCGAGACTAAGCCGGCGTTGAGAGTTAAAGGTTTACCCGCGATAGCAGGCGATGAAAACAATTGCTACTACTACTGCGCTTGCGACTACATACCACCAACCCGACTCTTTCTTGCGCTCGACGTGCAGTTTTGAGTAAGGGCCAAATGCGTCGTTTAGGGTCCGTGGCGTGCGAAAGTAAGTTGGCTTCATCGCTGCACCATCCCAAAAAGGTCATATAGATTCCACGCCGCCAGCACCAGGATCGCGCAAATCGTAGCGAAGCGCAGACGTCTATTGTTGATCGCTCGGCGGATGATTGGGTCGTGGAAGTTCATGATTGCTCCCGGGCGGCGAGCATGGCGTCGGCCATGGCATAGGCATCGATAGCGATGCCCATGCGCCAGTCTTCGGGCACGCCGTATTCAAGAGCGGCGACGCCGCGCCAGAACTCGACAAGGCATGGCCCCATCGCCTTCGCCGCGAAGTAATCGCGCAGGGTCATGCCGTCAGTTGGACGACCACGAAAATTGCCCGGCCCGTTGTCGTGGCCCGGGTTCGGAAATGCCGGGCCACCATCCTTGATATTATCGCTCATGCCTTTACCACGAATTGTTCATGCACCTTACGATCAGCCTGGATCGACGTCAGCGCGGCAAACGCCGCCCATTGCAGCGCCCCTAGCGAACGGATCGCCTCAAGGTCGCCCGCTACCAATGCCTCATGGTTAATCTCGCGCACGCGCTGCAATACGCGCTCCACTTCTGCAAGTGTTTCAGACTGAAGTGAGGCAGTGAAGATGTTTTCGCGCATCGCCTGACGGATTGCGCATTCGCTGGCGGTCATTTCAGATCATCCTTTTCCTCGTCCTGCATGCGGGCGCGGAACGCTTGATAGAGTTGCTCGATGGTCATCGATTCGTGCTGCTCGCCACAGAAGCGCGGGTGCAGATACGAATCCCCGAAGCTGCGGAAAAAGTCTTGCCAGTTCATCAGTGCACCTTTTCGGAAACCATCTCAAAGTAGGTAGAGCGCGAATCCCGCTGCTCTTCGTCATCTGCTGCAATCACGTGCGCAATGTTGTCGGCAACAATCTTGTCGCAGAACGCAGACAGCCGGCCCGATATTTCCAGGTTCACCGCGCGCAAGTGGTCAATCAGATTCACATTCAGCGGCGCCGGCTTATTGAACAGCACAAGCAGATCGCCCAACACTTCCAATGCCGTTTCCCCGTCCACGTATTCAGAAATTGCACCGGCCCGCAGATCGCTATCAATGCGCTCTTCCGCGTCAAACTTGTCCATCTCGACCTCCGCTTCGTTGTTGTGTTGATGGATGAATCATAGTTTGTACATCCCAAGCAGTCAAGCAAAACCGCATGTTATTTTTCATGCTGCGTCTCGCGCAATGTGCTATATTTGCGGTGAGGTCAATTTCAACTAGGGAGGTCACATGGACCGACGCAAGGAAACCAACGAACTGCGAGAGTGGCTGCAAAGCATCAAGGATCAGGACTACTCGTTTGTAAAGATTGCAGCGCGCTCTCTGGTCACACTACGGGCGATCCAGGCAATCTCAAGCGGCCAGACGAAGGCAGCTAACCCCACGACTATCAAGGCCCTGCAATCGGCTAGGAGGTGGTGGGATAAGCAGCCAAAGTAAGTGGGGCGGCACGTTTACGCATGTCAAGCGTAGTGTGCCGATTTGCAACATCTAGTTACGATGTCGGGTTTTTAGGGTTTCCATAGGTCACACGAAGTCGGAATCGTCCTACAATAGTGACTGCATCGGTTTCAAACGTGGAACAAGTGATGCCAGTCCCGTTGTAGGTGTGGAAGCTGAAACGGGTGTAATAGAGCGCACATTAGAAGGGTCTTAGGAGTACCGCCATACGGCACTCCTTGCTCGGGGAGCACTTCCACTGCTCCTGAGATCCCCCTAATGTGCCTGGGTCAACGAAAGGTGCAGTATGTCCAACCATCAAGCCTCGCCTGCTAGCGAGCAAAGTGCTGACTCTGGCACGCATGCCGAAAGCGACAATCCGTCGCTGGCTATCATTTCCACCTCTGACGAGCACGTAATCTGCCAGGCAATTTTGGTGGAGGAATTCGCTCGGATTTTTGCTGCTGTCGAGTAACCGATATGGCGCGCATTCGCACAATCAAACCCGAGTTCTTCACAAGCGAGGACATCGTGGAATTGTCGGCATACGCAAGGTTGCTCTACATCGCACTCTGGTGTGAGGCAGATCGAGAGGGGCGTCTTTCCTGGAAGCCTAGAACCTTCAAGATCCGATATTTTCCTGCCGATGAAATCGTGATTGATGATCTTTGCGAAGAGATCTTGGCGCGTGGGCTGGTAGTTCAGTACGGGGATGGACTGGCTTGCATCCCTACCTTTCTTGAGCACCAACACGTCAATCCACGTGAATCAGCATCCACTTTGCCAGATCCGAACGACCACGCGTGCCCCACGCGTGCCCCACGCGTCAGTGACGCGCATCCACGTGTCAGTGACGTACAGGGAGGAAGGGAAGGAAAGGAAAGGAAAGATAAAGGCGCGTCAGTTCTCCCAGACTTCATTCCTACGGAATCTTGGGAGGGTTTTTTGGAAATGCGAAAGAAGATCAAAAAACCGATGACAGACCGGGCTGTCGCCATGATGTTCAAGAAACTCGGGGACATGCACAGCAACGGACATGATGTCGGGGCAGCCCTTGACGCTTCGACGTTGAACAACTGGCAAGACGTTTATACCCCTAAGGGGGGGGCTGTTAGCCCAGAGGGGTTCTACGTTCCCCCTGGGAAACGCTACATGCCGGGAGTGGGGTTTGTTGACGAGGTGCCGTCATGAATGCCCCGTACGGAGCGAAGCGGATCATTGATTCGCGGATGAATGGCGAAAAGCCGGATGAGCTGGTTCTGGTGTCGCTGGTTGGTCCGCTGAGAGACGAAGGAAACATGGTCGTGCTGGCGGATGGTCCTGAGCACGATTGGCGCTTTTGTCGAGGGCTGCATGTCTGCATCTTCGGGAAGGTCGGAACGCCTAACCGCCAAACTGCAATTGCCATTGGGCAGCGATTGCCGACGAAACTGTATCTGTGGGATGTCGAGTCAAAGGAAGGCGCAGAACTGATCGTTCATATCCGGGAAAGCTCCTTGCATAAGCGCGGAGATTTCAAGGCATCGGACTGGACGGCTATTTTGTGGCCGTGGTCGGACTGGCAGAACAAGCAATTCGAAGAGGTGCGGGTATGCGATTGATCTCTGATGACATCGACTTTAAGGCTTGGTACGAAGCCCCCACGAATGGTGTAAAGATTCGTCGGGCTAGTGAGTTCGGGCAGGATCTGAGGCGATCTTTATTCGCCCCACGGGAGTTTCCCCGCGTAGTGACCGGGTTTGACTGCATGCTCGGCAAATTCGATCTCCGAGAAAGCGAGATGACGGTATGGGCAGGGCCAAACGGCCAAGGCAAGTCAATGGTTACGACGCAAGTGGGGTTGTCTCTTTGCGAGCAGGGGCAACGGGTGTGTATCGCTTCTGTGGAAATGAAGCCACATAAGACACTGGAGCGCATGGCCCAAATCGCCTACGGAACGAACGATCTCCGCCCGAAACAAGTGGACGATTTTTTGGCGTGGACTGACGGGAAGCTGTGGATGTACGACCATGTAGGATCTGTTGATCCTCAGGAGATGGTAGGGGTTGTCCGATATGCCGTGATGGAACTTGGCATGCAGCATTTTTTCATAGATAACCTGCAAAAGTGTATTGCGAACGAGGATGACTACAACGGCCAGAAGGGATTTGCTGACAAGCTTTTTGCTATCGCAAAAGACAATCCGGCGCACATTCACCTCGTTCATCACACTCGCAAGACAACTAACACGCCGACAAAATCTGATGTGAAGGGGGCAAGCTCTATCACGGATCTGGTCGATAACGTGGTGCTGGTCTACCGCAACTCTCACAAGGAAGACGTTCTATCTGGCCGCGTGAAGGTAAAGGCGGAAGAATGGCAAGAAGTAGAGGCTCAACAGGACGTGAGTCTTGATCTTGTGAAGCAGCGCGCCTCCGGGTTTGAGGGATGCTTTCCGATGTGGAAGACGCACGACAGCCCGCAGTTCGTGGAGCGGCGAGGGGCACAGCCAAAACTCTTTAAGGTTGCCAAACCCGTTCGTAACGTCGATATCGAGGGAGTTTTCTAATGAAGATTTCAGCGGAACTTGCTGACGGCCTTCGGTGGCTCGCAGATATTGAGGAATGGGGGCCGGAGGATAAGGCTGAGGCAAAACGATGCCTTAAGGCAGATCCTGGGTTTTTCTGCCATTTCTTCGCTGTATGGATTGAGGCCAAACGGAAGGGGTACAAGTTTTTCGACGGAACGCGGTATGTGCGCCTAGCTGGATTTTGTGCAGAGAACGGTCTGCCTGATCCTTACCAAGGGCAATTCACTGATGCGCAAGTTGATGGGGACGCAGCATGACAGCCGCCGAATACCTCCATCAGGTCTACGAGAATCGCCGCCAAGCGTTCAACAGCATTGTCCGTGGCATGCGCTACCCGTACAACAAACGCGCGGCCCTAGCGCTTGATATGCAGGTCCAGACGATCAAGTCTTTGCGCTCGGGCCAAAACAAGATTCTCGAATCACGGGCGCGACAGATCGAGGCGAAGTTGGGGATGGAGTTTGGGGCTATGGATCGGGGCGCCAATGCGTAGGGCGGCAAAGGTTGACGCGAACCAGCCTGACATCGTGGCTGCTCTGCGAAAGATCGGCGCGACCGTTCAGCCGCTTCATGCTGTGGGCCAAGGCTGCCCGGATTTGCTGGTGGGGTGGCGAGGCATGAATACGGTTATCGAGGTCAAGGACGGCTCAAAGCCCCCCAGCGCACGCAAGCTGACGCCAGATCAAGTGGAATGGCACGCAGAGTGGCGCGGGCAGGTGACGGTGGTTGAGACGGTGGAGCAGGCAATAGAGGCGGTGACGCGATGACCCTATCTGACGCGGTAACGCTGTACTTTGTTGCGGTCTTCGCGCTGTGCATTCTGGTGACTATCTGGCTTTTGGGAGGGGAGTGATGAAGATTATCGACTTTCTAATGCTTATCGTTGTGGGATCCACGATTGCGCTCTATACGGGGATGAGCCCGTTGCCTGCCGGAGCATTCGGTGGGGCACTGATATGGTTGTATGTACGCCTGAGAGACGGAAAATGAACGGCCACGAAATCTCAATCGGCATCGTGATCGGCCTAGCTGCTGGCTCAATCATCGGGTGGATCGCAAACAAGACCATTACGGCAATCCGTGATGACCTGGAGGCGCCACAGGTTGATGTCTACACCGATGCGTCTGGGAACATCAAAGACGTATCATGCGCAGACCGCGTGCATTTAAGATTCCGTGACCAGCGCGAAGTAATCGACCGCTGGAGGGATAATCGAGTTGTAAAGCCAATCGACGTGAAGGGGAGGGTATGGTGATGAGGAAACGGAGCATTCTCTACGCCATTTTTGGCCCTCGCCCAGAGGTAGGCGATATTTGGCGGGATGTGAAAGATAATCCGTTCTCGGAAACTGAGTATGTGCGGGTTATTGATGTAAGGTCGGGGTGGGTAAAGGGTCGCGTAGGTTCCGATTCGATATTTTCTGACGTGGAACTGACGATTGGCGATTTTAAATGTTGCTACCGATTGCATTTGTCGGCGAAAGATAGGATCGTGTCTGAGCCTCGCGCGGGCGCGCGCACGTTTTGCAACTATCAGGACTAGGAGAGGGAAATGGAAATGATCGCAAAGGCAGCAGGCGGTATCGTCGGTGGAGCAATGCTCGTGGTGATGTGGGCACTCATGGTGGCGTTCTGGGGGCTGATGGCTGGGATCCCGGTATTCGTGGGCTTGGCTATCTACCGGTGGGTGTTCTGATGGACTACCTCACCATGCTCCGCGAATTCCTGGCTGGAACGAATCCGACCATGACACTGAGCCGAAACTCCATTTCCGAAATCGTCAGAGAGTTCGAGCAGGCTGGCATGATGCGTATTGCATCTTTCCATGGCGAATACGCGCTGACCACAGATGGTCGGCTGTTCCAGGTGAACGGGACTGACCTCAACCTGTGCAGGCCGCCAACGAAGCCTGAAGAGCCAGCATCAGAGCCATTGCAGCATTTGGAGTAGGGCGATGAGTCGATTCAAATTTGCCGCTAAGGCCCCTGGCGAAATCGAATTCACGCTAACAGCGACGCTTACGCTGGACGAATGGCAAAAGATCCGCGCCGTTCTTGAGCCGCGCCACTACGGGCCGACGGGATGGCTTGATGAGGCCATTTCCTCCATGGTGAGACAGGCTCAGGAATCGTACAGCTTCACGCCAATTTCTTCGGTGGAGGAATCCGAATGAGTCCAATTTTCTGGCCGTGTCTGGCCTTCTACTTCGTCATGCGGGGGATGTGATGACCCGCCAGCCGACCATAACCTTAACCGTCGATTGGTTCACGGTCGTTGCCGAACTGAAGCGGCACGGCTATAGCCTCTATACGCTTGCGGCTATGGTCGGCATCCCGAAGGACACGATCTATCGGTGGGCGTGCGGCTCGATGCCGAACCACGCGGACGGGGAGCGGGTCATCCTGTTCTGGATCGATACGACCGGAAAGGAACGCGCCATGCTCCCGATGAAGCCACGGGAACTGAGTGCGGCAAAGGTGCGTTGATCGCCCAAATAGTTCGGATTGCAAACACCACCTCGCCTATCCTCAGTGCGTTTTCAAGCACAAAAGAGGGATAGGCTATGCCGCGCGGTCGTCGCAACTACACCGTACAGACTCCGGG